AAAGCTATATTAAGAAGCTTATCCTTGAGATCGTCGATCCCAAATACCGCGAAAAGATTAAGGAGGCTGTTGAGATATGAACGCCTTTGATGAATTTATGGATCAATACAAAATATACGGAAACGGTACAGAACTTGTGCCGATATTCAGAGTGAAACAATGGCTTGAGCATGAGGCGAAACAAAGAATCGAAATACCGACCGTCCCGATTTCAGTAACACAATATGCTGATTCTATTATAGCGCTGCAGAAACTTGAAGATATACGCAGAGTAGTCTGGCAGAATATGACAAGCGGAAACGCTTTGGAATTGGTGAAAGCAGTTAGAGCTATAACTGATATTCGAAAAGGAGAGCCGGAATGACAAGTGTTGAAGCTATCAAACTGCTGTCGTATATGAAATGCGCAGGATCAGACCGGGATAAAGAAGCTATTGATCTGGCAATCGAGGCGCTTAAACAGGTAATGTCAAGTTCACTACCCCAAGATGAAAGGAGATTTGGAATGACAACCAACGAAGCTATTAAATTATTATATGAAATGAAAGGCGCTGGATCGGACTGGGATACAGCTATTGACCTGGCGATCATAGCACTTAAAACCGAGGATATGCGTATGAACGCTGCAATTCAGAAAGCTGTTAAGAAGTCAATAGTTGCCGTAGATGATAAATTACCCAAGGATTATGACTGGGACAAAATTAACAAAGACCTGGCAAACGCCATTACGGCTGGTGACGGCGTGGAAAAGGTTTGCGAAAACTGCAGGTATTACACGGCATACAGTCCGGTTTCATATAAGTGCCAGTGCTGCACACATTTCCTGAAAGATAACTGGGAACCTAAGGAGTAAATATGCGAAAGGGATACTATTTGCCGTTCGGATACATGGGCTGGGTGCAATCACTCAGCTCTTATATTTTATTCGCAACTGAAAAAGAGTACGAGGAGTTTTTGGAGGAGGAAGAAAATGAAAATTAGAATGGATCGAACGAAGGCCACTGTAGTTTGCAGTGGTTTTGCTATTGTAGGAGTTGCATTAACCGGAGTCCTTTCAGCAATCAGAGCTCCGAAATACAAAGATATTTTAGAGAAAAGCAAGGGAAGCAAACCGGTGGCCACGGTTAAGACATACTGGCCGGCTATTCTTTCCGGAGTTGCAACCACAGCTCTTATCGTGACGGCGGAAAAGCTTGGCCTTAAGGAGATTGCCGCTCTTAGCGCTGCAGCCAGCTTTGCAACGAAAAACAGAGACAAAATCGAAGCCAAGTACAAGGAAGTTACCGGCGAACTTCCGGAAGAGACAATCAAGAAAATTAAAGGGGACTCCCTTAAGGAAACTGCGGTAGAAGAATACGCTAAGCATCCTTCAATCGAACTTACCGGAAACGGGAATCTGCTTTGTTTTGAGGGATATTCTGGCAGATGGTTTAGATCATCTGCGGAAGCTGTTGAAGCTGCGGTAAAGAACCTTAACAGGCGATTTAAGGACGGCGAGTATTTATCGCTTAATGACTTTTATGAGGAGCTTGGAATCACGCCAACGCATTTTGGATCGGAGAGGGGCTGGGTTCCCGAAGACCATGTAGATGACAGCTGCTGTCCGGACGCAATAGGAGAGATCAACATCGAACTTGTCCCATGCGACGACCTCGGACAGCTTCCGATGGGTCAATTCCTTAACGAGCCAGTTCTTCTTATCGAAGTGTGGGACTATCCTATCGAATGCTTTATGGAATTTTAGGAAAGGAGAGCTAATGGTAAGCGAAAAACAGATCTACGGTCCTATCGAAATAAAGATATTTGACCACGAATTATACCCGATTCCGCTAGCTCCGTCTCATCCTGGAGAATGGATTGATCTTAAAGCAGCAAAAAACATGATGCTTGAGAAAGGCGCGTATGCTGAGATTCCGCTTGGAGTTGCTATGAGGCTTCCCAGAAATACAGAAGCGCATATTGTCCCGCGATCTTCAACGTTTAAAAACTATCACATCATGATGGCCGGGAGCGTAGGAATCATCGATAACTCTTACAGCGGAGATACCGACGAATGGATGTTTCCGGCTGTTGCAACAAAGTCGACAATTATAGAGAAAGGCACTCGCATATGTCAGTTCAGATTATTTCCTGTGCAGGGAAAAGTTGAGTTTGTTCAGGTAAATCAGCTGGACGATGTCGGCAGAGGCGGTCTTGGTTCGACCGGGAGGTGAGATTGGTATGAAGAAACGGATGTTTGTAATTATTACGTTGGGACTGTTGCTAACCGGGTGTAAGAGTAACATGATAAATCAGTCGTCATTGGAAACGCGCAATAAAACAAGCATTAGCCGATTTATTGTTGTTGAGGACAATGGTATGTCAGATTCTTTCAAAGTTGTGTATGACAGAGAAACTGGTGTTATGTATACCTTGTCATGTGGAAGCTACAACAGCGGCAACTTTACAATGCTTGTCAACGCAGACGGCACGCCTCTTATTTGGAATGATGGGAGGTGAGCTTATGGCACTTAAAATAGCAATAATTATATTTCTACTGCTCATGATCGTAATGTTTATCGCGCTCGGCTATTTAATTTTTGACATGTTAGATAAGGTAAACGAGATGCACACTGCCTACAATAGTTTTCTAAAGATGCTTACCGGACAAGTGGAAAGCACGTTCGACAAATGGGAAGCAACTATTAAAACGCTTAATGAAAGTATAGAACTTAATAGCAAGCTGATCGAGGCCTTTGATAAAGCGCAAAAAAATCACCTCCTATATTAGAAAGGAGGACTGCGCTATGGATTTTGGTAAAGAAATTGCACTGTACGATAATATGACAGAAACGGAAGACTTGATTGAAACTATTCAAGGGCGAATATACGGTTTCGAAAATATTCCGATTGAAAAGCGAGATGAGCTTTCCAGGAAGTTATATGAGGTACGCAGTGAATTAGTTGATTATTCAAACCAACTTGGCGAGTCGCTTGTTGTGATGGGAGCCTTTGATTAAGGGCTCTTTTTTTTTTCGCAGAAATTTTCACCTCTTTAATGAAACCAATTACGGGAGTAGTTAATAAGGAGGACAAAACATGAAACGGAAAGCAACGATGGTGTTTCCAAACGATGCTCATGAACTTGTTAAGGTGCAGCATTTCCTGTTCTGCTTAGACAGACCGGCAGTTGTCGATTATGTCAGAGTGGACGGCGAAACAAAACTGCCCGTGATAATCACTGAGTTGTCGCTTACGGAAAAGATCATTATGAAACTGGTCATGAAGTTCAAAATTGAGCGAGTGACTGTACTTGGTTGAGACTAAAGACGCTTGAAGCAAATTGCTTTGGGCGTCTTTTGTTTTACAAATAATTATATTTTTCTTTCAAGAAAGGAGAAACAACATGAAACTCAAAGGCGTTATCAAAAGTATTGGGAGTGCTATCAGTAAGCACGAGAGAACGATCCTGACCATCATCACGATCGGGGCTGAAGCTATGGCGATCTACGAGGCTATCAAGGAAGGTCCGAAGTTCAAGAAAATCCTGGAGGAGAAAAAGAGCGAAGGTGCCGGAACATTTGAAACGGTAAAGGCTGTTGCGCCGTCTGCTGTTAAGATTGCAGCTCCGTTTATCGTATCTTCCGGCGCCGCGATTCTTAACCACAAGAAAGCATCCGATACGATCTCTTCTTTGTCCAGCTTGTACACTCTTTCAAAGACCGTACACGAAGAGTACAAGGCGGCAAACAAGGAAGCCATTAAAGAGGAGTTCGGAGAAGAAGCTGCTGAGAAAATTGAAAGGAAAACGCTCGGAAAGCAGGCCAGCAAGGTCTACTACGACACGGTGAATGACCCGTCGCAGATAATCTCAACCGGGCATGGCAACGATCTATTCTATGATGCATGGTCCGGTAGATTCTTCTACTCGGACATCAATTATATTAAGAGCACAATAAACGACTTCAATCACCGGCTTATGAGTGAGATGTTCTTAACCGCGAATGAATTATATTCTGACCTTGGTCTTGGGCCGGTTGGTGCTGGAAAGGACCAGGGGTGGAATGTGGACTACGGGTTTGCCGATCCAAGGTTCTACGCCGAGATGGACGATCTTGATAAGCCCTATACGGTCATGGAGTTCGCTAACGAGCCAGCGTTTAAGTACGATATGAAAGGGAGGTGGTGATGTGGTAGCTGATAAGGCGAACACATTCGAGGTAGACTTTCATAAGTTCTGCCCGAAGTGTATTCACTTTGATAAGAAGGTATCTGAGCAGCCCTGCATGGACTGCTTGGATATTCCTATGAGATACGGAACCAGAAAACCGACGGACTATGAGGAAGCACCTGTAAAGAAGAAAAAGTCCTAGGCGCAAGATTTTTCGATTCTATAGTGAAAAGATAAATTTGCTTTCATAAGGAGGAAAATTATGAGCGAAATGAACAAAAACGGAGAAACAACGGAAGTTGGAAAGGAAAAGAAGGAGTCGATCTTTAAGAAGATCGGGGGTGGCATTAAGAATATGCCTGAATCTCATCCGAAGATGGCTAAGGCTGGAAAGCTGGCTGTGAATGTCGGAAAGACCGCAATCAAAGCGGCTTTTGTGGCAGGAGCAGGCACTGTTGCAGCATTGACCATCCTGGATAAGACAAAGAGTAAAAATTATGCGAGTCTCCCGTCGATTGGGGATCGCCCGGAAATCCCGACGACAAAGGCTGAGGAACCGGTGGATTTGTTTAAGGAAGCTGCAGAAGCTTCCGGAATGGAGGTAAAAGAATTCTAATCAAACGGCCTGGGGTCAATCAGTAGATTGGCTCTGGGCTTATTTTTTTTTCGGAAAGGAGATGCTATGTGGATGTTTGTGCTTGGCTTTATTGCTGGCGTTTTTGCAACTATTATGTGGGCGTGCGCTGTAAATAGCGCCGAAGAGCATTTCAATAAGAAAGGAGATAACTAATGGCGCTCAGGATTAAAGCGGTCTGTCACGACTCAAGGCCTTGTTTTGCAAAGGTTGCGCCCAGTAAATATGTGAACAGATGCACATGCTCGATTTTGATGGCCGGATTTCCTAACGGAAAGTGTCCATTTTGTAAGCCTAAACGTGACGAGACTGATGGCGTGAGTTACCCGGTTGATACACATTATCTCTTAAGAGGAGGACCTACTGGATATGGATCATGAAGAAAACAAACCTAGATTTAAGGCGAAACACGCTCCTATAAAGCCAGATCCTTTCAGAACATTTATAGCTAACATTTTCGAAACGGATCTTAGGACTGTAATTAAGGGGTTGTATTCGACTTACATCGTACCGAACGTTAAAGATTTCGTCAATGGCGCCGGACATTGGATCATAGACGAATGGATATTTGGCAGCGAGAGAAGAAACCGTCCACAGCGTAACGGATCTTCGATCGTTCGAACGAGCGACAACGCTTCTTACTCGGCATATTACAAATCACTTAAGCCAAACAGCGCCAAGACAGCTCAGGACACAAATCCTGGCAAGAAGAAATGGCAGTTTGAGGATCTTGTGTGGGCGAAGCAAATCGATGCTAAAGATTTTCTCGATGACCTTAAGCAGGTAGTTGCTGAGGACGGGCAAATCAGTGTTTCAGCTCTTTACGATGCGTTTGATGACGACTCAACGGATTACATGGAATTTACAGATTCGTCGTGGGGGTGGAAGTCCTTCGACGACGCTTATATTAAACAGACGTTAAGAGGGTGGCGGTTATTCCTGCCTACACCAATTCCTCTTGATTAAGAAAGGAGAAAACATGGGATTTTTGGATAATGTAAAAAGATTTGGCAACAATCTTAAATTCAAAGCGCTCGAAAACGAGCCGGAACTGTGGTTTGTCGGCGGGACGATCCTGTTCCTTGGAACGATCATCGCTGCATCCAAGGCGGCGTTCAAATTCAAAGATATTATCGAGGAGCATAACAAGCTTCTCGAAGAACAGAAGAAAGCTGCTGATATGGTCGATAACGGGGAAAGCGACGATGAGTATCCGGAAGAAAACAGAAAAGCTGACCGCATCGGAGTCTATGCAAAGACAGGAGCGAAGGTAGCTGCGGCATATGCTCTTCCGACTATCATGGGTATTGGATCTCTTGTGTGCTTTGGCAGGGGCCAGAACGTTCTTAAGGGCCAGTATGCATCTCTTGCGGCTGGATATTTGCTTAAATTAAAGGAAAACAAGCGTCTTAAGGAAAAGATCGACGAAAAATGCGGGGAGGGTACTGCCGACAAACTTTTAGCTCCCTCGCCGGATGAGATGGTTGTAGAGACAAACGAAAATGGCGAGGTGGTAAGACTTACGCCGGATGATGTTTACGAGTCGTTTACCGTTCTTTTTGGAGCAAACAATCCTAACTGGTCTAAGTCTCCCACAGCAAACCGGTTCTTCCTTGATGGAAAGCAGAAGTTCCTGCAGGCACATCACCTTGAAGGACGTGGGTATTTGTATCTAAACGAGGCTCTTGACTGCCTTGGGTATCCGCCTGTTGCTGAAGGGTGGGACTACGGATGGATCTACTATAGCGATCCGGTTGAAATGGCAAAATACGGTGGGTCAAACATGGTAAGTTTCGGGCTTGAACACATCGTCGACGAAGCAAGCAGACGATTCGCTGACGGATACGAAGCCAACTATTATATTCACTTCAATGTTGATCCGATTCCGATCAAGGGACGACTTGGATTTGAGAAGCTTCTTGCAGGAAAGGTGAAGAGATGATTACCCTAATTGCTGCGGCTATTATATTTGCAGTTATCATAAGACTTCTGGCTATGATCATGTCTGCCGTATTGCTTGTCGTGAGCTTTGTGATTGGCATGTTCATAGTCATGTACATTCTTAGGAGGATACTATGAGCATATTAAAGTATGCACTTACGTTTGTTGGAGGGGCGGCACTCGGTTTTGTCGCTTCTTCTTTGTTTTACAAAAAGAAGATCAAATCTCTTGAAAGAGAATTTGACGAAATGGATAGCTACTATCAGGAGAAAAATCCTAAGGTAGCTCCGTATGTCAAAAAAGAAGAAACTCCTAAAAACAAAACACAGGAAAACGGAGACGCTAAACCGTCCGTTTCAGGAAACTCTATCGTAAGAGGAAGGATGGAATACAAAAAACCGGACTATGTGGAGTACGACAAGATATTCACACCAAGCAACGATGCTACTGCCCCAACCGATCCTGCCGAGAAAGAGTCTCCTGAAGATGACTACGAAGAATCATATTCGCAGGGACTGGTGCTAAACAAAGAGCGCGAGGCTAACAAGGTGAAACCACCAAAGCTTATTAAGGCTAACGAGTATGGTGATCAGCCAGGTTTTAATACTATTGATCTTCACTACTACCAGGAGAACGACTTTTTAACAGTCGTTTCAGATATGGGAGAAGAGGATCTTTTGTATGTCGATGAGATTGAAGACTATGTCGGAGACGCACTCATTAAGTTTGACTTCAAAAACTCGGATGAAAAGACGATCTACGTTCGCAACTATCAAAGAGGGTGCGACTTCATGATCTCTAAAGTGTTCGGGGCTTTTGGAGAATAGCATCTTCCCGGAAAGGAGATAGATGAAAGACTACTTAAGCTTCTTAAAGGAGCTTGTCTGCGATGATCAACACAGATGCTATGAGCAACTAATTGGATATTTGTACAACATAGAATACAGATGGAACCCTACACCAAAAACGAAACTGGACGCCAACAGAGCTGCCGATGGAATAGATCTAAGGAGACTCTACTTTGAAGAAACTGGATATCGAAGTGAGAGGGAAGGAGAGCCTTGCTGCGTATTTGAGATGATGGTGGCTTTATCCCTTCGCGTCGAAGAAAACATTATGGGCGAGCCCGGGCATAATCATCTTGGCAGATGGTTTTGGGAAATGGTGGATAATTTAGGGCTTAACCGCTATGACGATGATGAGTTCGATGAACGAGCTGCCGGTTACATCATCGGCAAGTGGATGAGCAGGGACTATTCACCTGACGGCAAAGGTTCCATGTTTCCACTTAAGACTTACAAGAAGGATCAAAGAAATTTAACTCTCTGGGATCAAATGGGAGCGTACCTTGTCGAAAATTACACATGAAAGGAGAAACTTATGAGACTTATCATCAAAGGTTTTACGATCGGTATGGCTATCGGCGCTGCGAAGTTTGGATATATTCTTATGGATGCGGTGGTTACGGTTGCCAGCAAAAGCGCTTATGAATTTGCGAAAAAGCACACCAAGGAAGAAGAAACGGTCGGCGATGCGAATGTTGACGATGGCAAATAGAAAGGAGCCTTACCATGATTGTCGGCAGAGGAGCTCCTTGCAAAAACTGCGAGGATCGCGTTCTTAAATGCCACGCTTCCTGCAATAGATATTTGTCCTATCAAAAAGAAGCGGCTGACATCAAGGAAAAAATAGAAAAAGACAATCAGCTTGATCGGTTCAGGAAAGATCAGATAGCAAGAGAAAGGGCTATTAAACTCAAGAAGAAAGGCAGAAAGTATGACTTCTATTGGGATTGAAGAAATTAAAAAAATCATAAAAGAGCATCCCATTTATGTTCCAAATCTTTGCAAGGATCAGCTTGATGCGTGGTTCGACGGGTTTAGAAATTGCTTTGACATGGTTATGGATATTCTTGACGACTATAAAGAAGAAAGGAACTTACAAAAATGAGCGAAAACGTGACAACAACAATGCCGATGGGTCCGAAAAGACCTCTGTATAAGACAAACTACTTCAACAACCTCAAAAAGAAAGCTTCTGTGAAGGATCTTAAGGAGCAGCAGGCGCTTAATAAAGAGCTTTTGTCCTGCATTAAGCAGCTTAGCGCGGAAAACGAGTCGCTCAAAAAACTGCTCAGTGAAGCAATCAAGTCACAGAATACTCAGTTTACCGCTCTTAGCAGGTACATCAACGGACAGCTGGTTCCTTATATGAGATCGATCGCTGTTGCTACAGGATGCGTGCAGGCACCGGAAGAAAGCAAAGAGGAAAAAGAGGAGGTGAGCGTGGACAATTCAGATGCAGTAACTCAGGAAGGTGGTGAGCCGATGGATGCTTGACTTTGTTAAAATCAAAACAACAAAGAAAAACACAAAAGACGGCGTGGAAGTAGCCATCGCTCCTAAGTTTAGGGTGAACTTAAACACCAAAGATCTCATGATAAAGGGTGGCGACTTTTATGCCGTGTGGGATGAAAGTGCTAACCTTTGGTCAAGATCCGAGCAGACAGTCATTGATATTGTAGACGCGGAGATCAGGAAAGTCGCGAATTCATTAGGTGGCCAGGACGTAACGATTGTTCCTCTTTACATGGGGGATTCTGACTCAGGATCGATTGACAAATGGCATAAGTTCGTGCAAAAGCAGATGAGAGATTGCTTTCATCCGCTTGACGAAAAAGTTATATTTGCCAACACCGATGTCAAGAAGGAAGATTATGCCAGCAAAAAGCTACCTTACGATCTTAAAGAAGGAAGTATAGAAGCGTATGAGGAACTTGTAGGGTTTTTGTACGATAATCCTTCCGAGAAAGAAAAAATCGAGTGGGCTATAGGATCTATCGTAAAAGGAGACTCGAAACATATTCAAAAGTTTATAGTCCTCTACGGCGACAAAGGAACCGGCAAAGGAACTGTCTTGGATATTGTGGAAGACCTTTTTGGCGGCAGGGAAGGCTACACCGCATCGTTCACGGCAAAGGATCTTGGCAGTGCTAACAACGCTTTTGCTCTGGAGAGCTTCAAGGATAATCCTCTTGTAGCAATTCAGCAGGATGGTAATCTTAGCAGGATTGAGGACAACACCAAATTAAACTCTGTTGTATCTCACGAGTACATGGAAGTTAACGCGAAATACACTAAAATCTATCGCCAGAAGTTCAATGCATTCCTTTTCATGGGCACAAATAATCCTGTTAAGATCACGGATGCAAAAAGTGGCATCTTAAGGCGCCTCATTGATGTTTATCCGAGCGGTAAAAGGCTTCCGTATAAGAAGTATCACAGGCTTAAAGCACAGGTGAAATTTGAGCTTGGGGCTATTGCGTGGCACTGTCTTAAGGTGTACGAGAAACTAGGCGAGGATTACTACGAAGATTATGTGCCACTTCGCATGATGAGCGCAACCAACGATTTCTACGACTTCGTGGAACACAACTACGATTTCTTCGAATCGGAAAATATGGTACCTCTTACCACCGCTTGGAAGATGTACGGTGAATACTGCGACTTTGCTAATTCGTTCAAGATGCCGTACAGATTATTTAGAAACGAGCTTCTTAACTATTTCGAGAAGTTCGAAGAAAGGGTAAGGATCGATGGAAAACAATTACGAAGCGTTTATGTTGGATTTATTAAAGGCAAGTTTGAAAACCCCCATGGGAAGGAAGGCTCTTCGGCTATTGAGGAGTCGTGGCTTACCTTTGATAAGGAAAGCTCCAAGTTGGATATTCTCTTATCTGACTGCCCAGCACAATACGAAGGCAAAAACGGCGGACCAGAGAAACGTTGGAGCGATTGCGTTACGCATCTTAAGGACCTTGACACAAAACTAACGCACTGGGTTCTTTTGTCTGATTCACCGATGGCTAATCTTATCTGTATGGATTTTGATCTTAAGGATGAGAATGGCGAAAAGAATCTCGAACTTAATAAAAAAGCGGCAGAAAAGTTTCCTAAAACATATGGAGAACTTTCAAACTCCGGAAAAGGAATTCACCTTTATTATATTTATGATGGTGACATTTCCGAGCTTTCTGCCGTCTTTGATGAAAGCATCGAGATCAAGACTTTTGGCGGTAAGAGTTCTCTTCGAAGAAGGGTAACAAAGTGCAACGATCTTGGCATAGCAACTATAGGAAATGTTCTTCCAAAGAAAGGAGTAAAGAAGAATGTGGTTGCTTGGGAAGGAATACAAAACGAAGATAAACTTCGTAACATGATAAACAAGGCTCTCCATAAGGGGTATCATGCGGACACAACTTCCAATGTAGATTATATTAAGAAGATGCTTGATGACGCTTACGAGGAGGGCTTCGGGTTTGATGTTACCGATATGCAAGACGCTATCACGGCATTTGCATTAAACTCTTCTCATCAAAGTGAGAGGTGTCTTGACACAGTTTCGCAAATGAAATTTAGATCAAAGGAGAGCGGTCCGCCTGGAAAGAATGAGCCTAAGGACGAGAGGCTGGTCTTCTTTGATATTGAGATCTACAGACCGGATGAAAAAACAAATAATCCAGGTCTGTTTTTAATTTGTTGGAAATACCATAAGTCGCCAACTGTTAATGTCATGGTTAATCCCAAGCCGTGGGAAGTCGAAGAACTATTCAAGTTCAAACTGGCAGGATTTAACTGTAAAAACTACGATAACCCGATGATCTATGCGGCAAGCCTTGGATATTCCAATGAGCAGCTCTATCAGCTCTCTCAGGACATGATCGTTTATCACAAGAAGAGGTTCTATGAAAGCAAGAATCTTTCTGAGATTGACGTTTACGAGATGTGTACTGAGAAGATGTCTCTTAAGAAGTGGGAGATAAAGCTTGGTGAGCCACATAAGGAAATGGCTATTCCTTGGGACCAGCCGGCTCCTATGGATCGATGGGATGAGATTATCGAGTATTGTAAAAACGACGTGTTAGCGACAGAAGCGGTGTTTGAAGCAAGACAGGAAGACTATGAAGCCAGATGCATTCAGGTGGATATTGTCAAGATCCTCTATAATGGCGAAGTTGATGCCTGCATTAACGACTCAACAAACGACCTGTCAAAGAAAATTATATTTGGCAACAACAAAGAGCCTCAGGATGAATTCAACTATCGTGACATGAGCCAGCCTGTTGGACCTGAAATGTATGAAGAATATGTCGAAAAATTTGGCGAGGATTATGTTTTCAGGGTGTTTGATGCAAACGGGTTGCCTCTTTATCGAGACTATGTACCCGGAGAAGCACTGCCTGATGGATATTCCATTTTGCCGTTCTTCAAAGGATACGAATGCGTTGAAGCGGGCTCAAAGTATCTTAGCACGTATCTTGGAGAAAAGATCGGAGAAGGCGGAAGAGTCTACTCAGTTCCTGGATATTACGAGTGGGCATGGGATGGCGATATTGCATCTCAGCACCCCCATTCTATCATAGCCGAAGTATTATTCGGCAAACGGTATATCAAGATATTCAAAGAGCTTGTTGATGCAAGAGTTGCTGTCAAACATGGCGACTTTGAAACGGCTGGAAAACTTCTTGGAGGAGCGTTAAAACCGTACCTTAATAAGGAACATGCTAAGGGACTAGCGCAGGCTCTAAAGATCGTCATCAACTCAATCTACGGGCTTACCAAGACGAGCTACATCAATCAGTTTAGAGACACAAGAAACTTCGATAACATCGTGGCAAAAAGAGGCGCTCTTTTCATGACGCTTCTCAAAAGGGAAGTTGAAAGAAGGGGCGGATTCGTATGTCACATCAAGACAGACTCCATCAAGATTCGAAACTGCGGCGAAGAGATGAAAGAATTTGTAATTAAGTTTGGCAAGGAGTTTGGTTACAACTTTGAAACTGAGGACGTGTTTGTGAAGTTCGCTTTGTTTAACGACGCGGCGTACGTTGGGCTAACAGAAAACGGTGAATGGGTTACTAAGGCTGATCAGTTCAAGAAAGAAAAACAGCCTTACCTATTTAAAACGCTCTTTAGTCATGAGCCTTACGAGTTCAGGGACTTTTGCGAAGTTAACTCCGTGTCAGAAGGCGCAATCTATCTTGACATGAACGAAGATCTTGGAACTCCGGTGGATGATGCTTACGAAAAAGCCAAAACTAAATACGCAAAGCTTATGATCACAGAGTCTGAAGGCTCTCCTAAACTTGCCGAGCAGGAAGCACTTGTCGATTCTCTTGCAAAGGAGGTTCCAAAGCACCACAAGTACGAGTTTGTTGGACGTGTTGGGATGTTCACGCCCATCAAAGAAGGTAAGGGCGGCGGAAAACTGCTTAGGCTTAAAGACGGAAAGTATTCAGCTGTTGGAGGAACAAAGGACAACAGATGGCTTGAAAGTTCATATGTCAAAGAGTACGGACTTTGGGACGACATCGATAAGAGCTACTATTATGACCGTGTTACCAAGGCTAAAGAAGCCATAGGTGAATTGGTTGACGTTGAATGGTTCTTATCAGATGGTATCCCTGAAAAGACTGTCGATCCTTTTGTTCCGCTTGCTGAAGACATGTTCATGAACCCGCCGGAAACTGTGGATCTGCCATGGAATGTGGCTTAATGGATATTTAAGAAAGGAGATCATTTATGGAAGGTGAATCAAAAAGGCTTTTGTGGGACACCATCTCGGTAGATAAATTTGGACACGATCACGTTTATATTGCTATCGAGTGCGATGATGTGAAATATGAAATCATTATGGCTGAAGAGTCGCTTGACAAGTTCATTGCCCTGTTAGAGGCGGCGCGCGATTTAATGGTCAGCAAAGGCTTATCTGGCGAGCTTAGGTTCAAAAAGGGGTGGAGAGAAGTATGATTACAAGAGAAGAGATCCTTAGAGCTGCAAATGCAATTGTCAACGGTGAGAGGGAGGGTCAATATGGCTCTCCTGAAGATAACTTCTCCCGCATTGCAATGTTGTGGAACGGATATTTGTCCGGATCGATCACAAGGGTGTTAACGCCTGTCGATGTTGCCATGATGATGACGCTTATGAAGGTGGCCAGAACTGTTACAGGCACCGGCTCGATGGACACATTCGTGGATATTGCTGGGTACGCTGCTTGCGGAGGAGAGCTGTTTAGTTTTGAAAAAGATAAGAAAGGAGAAACTAAAAATGAAAATGAATGAGATTTTTGGAGCGCTTGGAAACGTCCTTAAGAGGAACGAAAACACAATCGTAGGGGTCGTCGTTAGCGGCGGCCTTTACTATTTCCTTCGCAAAGTCGGCATGAATGTGTCATTTGGCGAGATCATGAGCGGCGGAAAAACCATGAGCAGCGGGACAGATGCCATTGATATTTCGTCAATTACGTATGTACGTAATGCTACGGAAGCTGCGATCAAGTCCACGATGGACTCCGCTATGTCGATGAGCTTTGATTCGTCCAAGAATGAGGCTATAAGGAACATTAGAAGGCTTATCACTGAGAATACTGATGACGACACCAGAAAATTTGCTATTGACGCTATCTCAAGGATCAGATCGTCCATGACATTTGACTCAAACAAGAAGGCTGCTACGGATGCGATCGTAGCTATTGCAAAATGATAGTGCTGGTTGTACTGTTTGGCTTCGTGATTCTTTCCTGTCAATGGTGGATATTTGAAAAAATGGAAGCTATTTTGGAAGAACACGAGGTCATTTGTAATTGTATAGGTGATTTACTCGAAAAATTAAGTGAAATTGAAGATAAAAAGGAGGAAAAATCATGAAATTAGTGCTTGGAGACTACTCATCAAGACTTGAAGACGTTCAGAGAGAGGATATTTGGTACAAAAATTTGGCTGCAGCAAAGAGAAGACCGGAGCAGAAGTTCGATTCCAAGCCTCAGATCGGTATCAGACTTGATAAATACCCGGAAATGGCGGAGCTTTTCAGGGAAAGAGGCGTGAAAATCGTCGAATTTCCGGATTCAAAGGATCCTAGCGTGCTTCATCACTGCATCGAGCTTCGTGCGTATCCGAAGATGAGAGAAAAACGCTTCGGAAGCGGCCTTGAACAGGTCCCGAAAATCGTTGTTAAGAGTACCGAGGAGACGAAACGGCTTAAGCAGCGCCATTTTGGCATCTGTTTTGATGCTGTTTCACTTAAAAACGTCATAATCGACTTTGCTTGGTACGATTCTGACGGGTCTAATTACGTCATTCCGGCTATAAACGCCATCTGGGCAGAGATTGATCAGAGCGGCGGTGGCTTTAATCAGGCCGAAATCGACCGCAGATATGGATATTCCGAAGAAAACGAGGATGAAAACGCCGATCCGGACGAAGAATACGACGAAGAGGACGTTCCCTTTAACTAAAAACTAGGTCAAATAGGGCGGTAAAATAGGCAAATGAGCGCAAACATAGGCTTTTTTACTGCCCTGTTTATGGATATTTGTCATGATAGGATCAGGAAAACCAAAAACTGGGAGACCTAAAAAGGGAGATTACAGGGAAGGAAGGGACAAAAAGCTATGCATCAGGGTCTCAAAGGACGATCTGAACATGCTTGAACGTATCTGCGAGACCTATCAGATCACGAAAAGCGACTATATTATCATGGCAATAAAGGAGGGTTTCATGAAATTGTGAGTGAAAACAAAGGTGGAAGACCCAAAAAAGAGAAGAAAAGAACAGCGATTTTTAGTATAAGAGTCACCGAAGAAGAGAAGAAAAAGATTGAAGCTATGTCAGAATACTATGGAAAATCCGTCGCGGAAATAGCAAGAGAATTACTTGAAAAGAAGCACAAAGAGTATGTTAGTGAGTCGTTCTTTAGCCGGCTTAATTCTGACTATGACGACTAGGTTTTTGTAATACAAAAGCTCAAAAGTGTGCCAAATAGGTTTTGCTTGTGGCACTTATTTTGCCAAAAATACTCAAAAATGGGTGGTTTTTGTCATACAAAAAGGGGGTTTTTGTAATACATAAACTAGTTTTTGTCATACATAAACCGGTTTTTGTAATACATAAACTAGTTTTTGTAATACATAAACTATGGGTTTTTGTAATACATAAACCTCAAAAAGGGGGTTTTTGTAATACATAAACCCTATTTTGTGACAAAAAGTGTGCCATGTGTCAAATACGTAAAAATTGCGTTTGTCTCAGTTTTTGTAATACAAAAACTCAAAAAAGGGTTTTTGTAATACAAAAACCTCAAAAAATAGGGGTTTTTGTAATACATAAACTAGTTTTTGTAATACATAATCCTCAAGTGTGTCATGTGTCATTTATTTTCCCGAAAAAAAAGTTTTTTGAAAATTTTTTAAAAATAAATTTATAAAAAAAGTTGAAAAATAAATGGTACATGTCTCAGTTTTTGTATTACAAAAACCTAAACGCTTTATTTTACCTTGAAAGGAGTGGATATTTATTGGTGTAATTTTAGATGAAAAACAGATCGAAGCTGTCGAGAAACTTCGAAGCGGAAACATACTTCATGCAGGAACTGGTGTTGGCAAAAGCAGGACCGCCATTGCTTACTACTACCTTAAAGTATGCGAAGGTGAGATCGAGATCAACCACACAGGTAAGTTCGCTCCTTTCAAGAAGCCTCGCGACCTTTATATTATTACAACTGCTAAAAAGAGAGACGACAGAGAGTGGGAAAGCGAACTTAGCAACTTCTACCTTGACAGTGGAGAAAACAAAAAGTTTGGTGTCAGTGTTAAAGTTGACTCTTGGAATAACATTGTAAAATACCGGAAAGTGTTTGGAGCGTTTTTTATATTTGATGAGCAGCGTCTTGTTGGTTCTGGTACTTGGGTGAAATCGTTTTACGACATTGCAAGAAAGAACCAATGGATATTACTTAGCGCCACTCCGGGTGATAAATGGATTGACTACATTCCTGTGTTTGTTGCAAACGGGTTTTACAGGAACAAGACAGACTTTAACGCAAGGCATGTGATATTTGCGAGGTTTTCCAAGTATCCTATTATTCAAGGTTACTACAACAAAGGAATTCTCGAAAAGCATAGGCGTGACATTACAGTGGATATTCCTCATGAGAGCGATATCGAAAAATACTACATAAACGTCTGGTGCGACTACGACGTTGCAAACTACAGACGAGTGTGGAGAGATCGCTATGATATTTATGAGGACGAGCCTATAGAAGAAACCGGTAAACTTCTTTATACGATCAGAAAGGTGGTGAACAGTGATGAAAGCAGGATCCGTGCTCTTGAATCTATTTGTAGCGGCTGTTCAAGAGTCATCATCTTTTACAATTTCACATATGAGCTACTCATGCTCAGAGAATGCTTGCGAAGGCTCGGCTTTGATATTGGCGAATGGAACGGACAGGTTCATACTAAAATACCAGATTCCGATCGTTGGGCATACCTCGTTCAGTATAGTGCCGGATGTGAAGGATGGAACTGCACACTAACGAACGTAATGATATTCTTCTCGCAAAACTATTCTTACAGAATGACTGTTCAGGCAGAAGGAAGGATTGAAAGACGAAATACTCCATTTAAGGAACTGATTTATTATAGGTTCAAAAGCAGGGCTCCTATTGACCTTGCTATAACAAAAGCTTTGAAAGAAAAGCAAAACTTTAACGAAAGAAATTTCATAAGGAGGAAAAGTAATGAATAACGTGGATATTCTCAACGCTCTGAATGTTGGTCTTAGAATCGGTCTTTCCTGGCAGGAGATTGCTGATCGATTGGGAATGAGCGAGTTTAAGCTTCGTGCTCACTGCACCGCTGGTTACGATGAAGTGTTTGCGTCAGGCATCAAGGCGCTTGGACTTAATCTTAAAGCCCCAGGAACCACGCTTCGTGAAAACAAGAAGGGTGTCGCCACAATAGTTTGACAATTTAGTTCTCCTTTGTATAATGAGTTTATATGCATTATGAAAGGAGGACTATTATGAACCGCGAAGCTCCATATTTTGTGAATGGAAGAATCAAATGGATCAGCGAGGATGAGGAACCTTTAGATCTTGAAACGTGCGCCGTTTGTGGAAAACATTTAGATCCAGAAGCTTGGTGGGATAACTATCAGGATTTTAAAGACTACATATATGAGCAGTACGAGGAGAACGCTCCTATATTGCCGTTTAACGTCTGCTTGTCTTGTGGCATAGATCTTTATGAGGATAGCGAAAACCACGCCGACATAGGATACAACGACTGGGTCTACTAGGCTATTGATATTTCGCAAATTTATGAGGCGCAGATTTTTTTAGTGCTATAATGAAGAAGAAGGGCAATTTTTCGAGAAATCGATTTTTTGTCCTTTCTTTTTTTTTTCATGTAAACGTGTTTGAAAGGGGAGAAACTATGGGTAAACTTGAAAGCAACTTTCAAGCATCTTTGAAAAAAGAGCTCAGAGCACGCTATCCTGGATGCTTTGTGTTAAAGAATGACCCTAGTATGAATCAGGGAATTCCGGATCTTACTATTCTCTATAAAGATAAATGGGCTTGCCTTGAAGTAAAGAAAAGCAAAGCTGTAGCTAAATCAAAGAGCGGTAAGAGACCGAACCAGGACACCAAAGTTGATGAATTGAATGCAATGAGTTACGCATCATTCATCTATCCGGAGAACAAGGAGGACGTGTTAAATGAGCTTGATCGAACCTTCGGCCTCAAGAGGTCAACATGCTAGATATTCTCCTAGCAAAGTTTCTTGGATACGGTATGACGAAGAACAATGCAACGAGTCATACCACAGTGATAATCGGGCGACCATAGGAACTTACATTCACCTGTGGGCTGGCATTCAAATTCAGCTTAGACAGAAATGCTCTTCGCTACGCGACATTTCGAAGAGCGTGCGTACATTGATATTCTTGCAGAACTTTTCCGAAAGATACGGACTTTCTGACACAGGAAAGATGCTCATCAATGAAATGGGCTTTGTTCCACAGGAAGTCTTTTCTACAGTTAAGGCATATGTGAATGACTGCATTTCTTTCATGATGGAGCCTGAAAAGGAATTGATATTCTCTGAAAACTGTTTCGGAACGTGCGATGCGTTCTATTACGATAAGAAAGAGCACACGCTTAGGATCTTTGATCTTAAGACGGGCAAAGGCAAACCCAAGATCGAGCAGCTTTACATCTATGCAGCTATCTGGTGTCTTTCAGAGAATGTTAATCCCATTGATATTTCAATGGACCTTAGAATCTATCAGAATGATGAAGTGGCATTTGCGGTTCCCGAGGATGGCGAGATCGAAGCTATTATGGAACAGATTAAATTTGTTGACAATATTGCGACCAATCTTCAGAAAGGAGGTATCGTATGAGCAAAGACTATATAATGCACATCGGTACTCCTCACGAAGGTTGGATTCCTCATTCAGGGAGATTTAAGTTTGGTTCAGGCGAACACGCTTACCAGAGAGCCGTTGATATTCTAAGCACTGTTGCCAGACTTCAGAACGAAGGAAAGACAAACAAGGAGATTGCTGAAGCTCTTGGTTGTCTTGATAGATTTCATAAGCCTTCCCCTGGCGAACTCAACACTAGGATCAGACTTGCCAAACTGGAGAAAGAAGCTTATCAGACCGCTCAGGTTAAGAAGCTTCGCGATGAGAAAGGTATGACATGGCAGGAGATTGCTGACAAACTCGATCTAAAGAATGAGTCTGTGGCAAGAAGCTGGTACTCAAGAGCGGAAAACAATAAAGCCAAAGCCGTTGAAGAGACTGTGGATGTTTTGAAGGCATATGTAGACAAACACAAGTATGTAGATGTAGGCCCGGGAACAAATCTTTATATGGGCGGAATTACAGACGGCAGACTTAAGGACGCTGTAAAGCAGTTAGAGTCGATGGGTTACCATGAACAGCTCTTGCAGATCCCTCAGATGGGAACCAACCATAAAACAACGCTTACAGTTCTTACCGCTCCTGATGTCACATATGGAGAACTTAGCGAAAATAGGGACAAAATAAGGTTTCCTGGTCAGGATCTTAGAACTCTTGATGCCGATGGAAAGCTTTCTAAGCTTGGTGATGGCGGCGAAATAGTGAGTGTTGACTCAAAGCGCATACTGATTAGATACGCTGAAGAAGGCGGGGCTGATAGAGACGGATCGATTGAGCTTCGGCCCGGTGTGAATGATATTTCACTTAAAGGTTGGAACTATGCTCAGGTTCGTATCGGTGTTGACGACAAGTATTACCTTAAAGGAATGGCCGTCTACAATGACAACCTTCCGCCAGGCATTGATGTTTGCTTCAACACAAGCAAACATTTGGGTACACCAATGGAGAAAGTCTTCAAACCGATGAAGACAATAAACGGAACTGATGAAATTAACTGGGACAATCCATTTGGTGCTAACTATACAGGACTTACATATAGAGATGAGAATGGCGTTGAGAGAACAAGCTGCATCAAAGTCGTCAGACATGAAGGCGAATGGCTTGGTTGGGACAACAACATCTCATCTCAGTTTGGTTCTAAGCAGCCAAAAGAGCTTATTAAGCGCCAGCTTGATTTGCAGGTTGCTGAAAAAGCGCACGAGCTTGAGGAGATTTCGGCGCTTACAAACCCAACAGTTAAGAAGAAGTTATTGATATCCTATGCCGACAAATGCGACGCTTTAGCTTCTGAACTTAAGGCCGCTCCTTTTGTTGGACAGCAGACACACGTGCTTCTTCCGTGCCCGGATCTTAAGGATAATGAAATTTATGCTCCAAACTATCCTGATGGAACAAGAGTTGTTCTTGTCAGGCACCCTTATGCAGGTCCTTTTGAAAGTCCTGAGCTTACTGTTCGTAATACAGGATCACCTGCTCAAAAGATAATTCCTTTGACCGCTCCTGATGCGGTTTGTCTTAATAAGAAAAACTTGGATAAAATGTCAGGAGCAGATTGCGACGGCGACGCTGCTATTGTTATTCCGCAGTCCGAAAAGACAAGGGTTCTTACAGCTCCTTCACTTCCTGGCCTTAAGGATTTCGATCCTCATGAAGAATACCATGGATATGAAGGGATGAACCATCTGTCCAAGAAGAACACCCAGATGGAGATGGGCAAGGTTACCAACCTCA